AGCTAAGCTGCGAGGCTGATCTATGCTGGTCCAATGGCAATCACCAAACGCCACCGCCGTCGCATTTAAGAACGTGATCTTCTCGGTCAGCGCGCATTCTGGTGGAGAATCAGGATCGTAAGGTACAGCCTCTAAAGAGTTTCTTCTGCGGACATCAGTTTTGTTAAACCGATACATCGCAGCAGAATACATGTTAGTGGCAGTGGGAACGGGTATTGGCGGGTTAAAGCTCTTGGCAGCTTGCGGTAAATTGCCACACATGGCTACCGCGTTATACAAACCCTCTATATCTTTCCAAGTGTATGCCTTCTGTGCCATCGCCGTCTCTCCTTTTGCGATTGCAACTGATTGACTTGGGCATAAAAAAGGGGGAAGCACCCCTCCCCTCGTCATATGCACACAAAGATGACCTAGTCAATCTGATAGATTCTTGGACGCCTATTATTCTCAATCTTGGGGATTGCCCTTAAGTTCCAAGGAACGTGTAGGCCCGAGACGATCTTGCCCGCCAACGGCACGATATGATCGACATCGTGGGGTATGCCGGTTTCGTCTGATAGGCGCTTTGCCTCAGCGTAGATTGCGCGGATTTGTAGGATTTGATCTTGAGTTAGCCAGGACGGCATGGCCTGCCTTAAGGTTGCGCGGCGCTTGGCCTTATAGCTGGTGATGAGTGCTTTGTTTTTTTCTGCAAACTCAAGGTCCATTTGACGTTTGCGTTCTGGATTAGCGGCGACCCACTGCTTTGTTGTTTCTCGCATTTTTTGTTTGACGTCTTCGCGCGAGAAATAGTTTTTATTTCTTTCTGCGTAAATTTCTGGATTGTTTTTGCGCCAATCTTCTGCGCGCATCTTATATTCAGTTGAGTTTTGAATGTAATGAATATGAGCAAAGATTTTCTTTGCGGCTGGGCACCAGTTTTTCCCGCAATTATTGGAGCCTGGACTTCTGCGTCCTAGCTCTGGGTTGCCGTGCCTTCTCGCCCTTAAGTTATGAGCGTTACACATTTTGTTTTTATAGACAGTCTTGTCGCACCCTTCGATGCGGCATATGCTGAGATCAGCCATTGAACTTTTCCTGGAAGTTGATGGTCAGAAACCCAGGCAGCGTTGGAGCGCTGTCTGGGTTTTGTTTTTAACACGCGCAAGAAGCGCTAGCAAGGCACCGAAGTGCCTTGCTGTTTTGGCTTAGGTTGAGCCAGGAGAGCCAAAGATACCCAAAGGATCACTGACCCCGAAGGAGTACCGCTCGCGCGCCTTATAACGAGCATTACCCGTATCAAAATCCCCGTCCATGGAAGTGGCCAGCGGCGAACGCACAAAGTGCTTCATGCCGTTGGGCACATCGGTCGTCAGGAACCAGCCGTTGGTGTCGGTCAAGAAGTGGTTGACCGTGTAGCCACCAGGGATGGAGCCGTTGCTCTTGATAGCGTTGATGTCGTTGTCAGTCGTGCTGGTACGGAGTTCCGTTTCCAGCAGGCGAGTAGCAACGAACATCAGGCTCGGCGGAACAATTAGCTTGCTCGGACGGGCGGCGATCAGCAGACCACGCTCATCCGTCCATGCCGCGATCTGAATGACTGCCGCCTCAAGGGAGGTTTCATTCAGGTCAGCGCCAGTGGCCGGGCGGTTACTGTTGGTGCCGCCAGAAACCAGCGGGTGGGCGGTGCTAAACAGGGTCACGCCGTCACCAGAGTTATAGCTGGAGAAGCCGTTGTTCAGCGGGAAGGCAGCCTTGATCTGCTTCGTGTACGCCATGGAGCGAGCAAGCGCCTTGGTGTAACGAGCCGACAGGCTGTCATACAGGTTATCTTCCATCGCCTCTTCGGTGATGGAGAAGCCATACGCGATGGTTTCGTGCGTATAACGAGCGGTCCAGGCTTCCTGGCCGTTGTCATATGCAATCGCCTGACCTTCGTTCTTCACGGGGGCAGCAGCGAAACCAGACAGCTTGACTTCTTCTTCAAAGGAACGCTCCGAGTTTTCAGTCTCGTAGATTTCCTTATGCTCCTCAGCGTACCGCTTGTACTCCAGGCCGAACAGCGCGTTCAGACCCGGAAGCAGTTCCTTGAGAAGTTGTGCGCGACTAATAGCCATTTTTCACAACCTCCTTATGCGATGACGTTGCCGGTGGTGGTACGCATAAAGTGCGTATTGATACGCACAATAACGTCCGTGAAAGAATCGCCCACAGTGCTTGTGGTCGAGTTCACGAAATCCACGACGCGGATAGGAAGGGTGGCGGTATCGGTGGCGGTCGAGAGGTTGAGGCTCACACCGGAGTTGATGTTGGCAGAGGTGCTGCCAGCAACAGTCTGGATAAGACCGCAGTTCGAACCCAGGTAATACTGGGCCGCCGAACCGTTGAACTGAGCCTGGAACAGCGTGTCCGGGTCATCCACGACATAAGCCTGGAGGTCCGAAGCAGTGATGCTGCCGGGGTAGTTCTGACGGAACACCTTGCCGTAGACCGGATCGGTATAGGAACAACCGACAAAGACGCCAAGGAGGGTTGCGCTGTTGGTGGCCGTGGTGGCAGTCGTGGTCGCATTGAAGCGACGCACAACACCACCGACGCCCGAACCGCCAGCAAACAGGATAACCGGATCACCATACTGAATGGCAACAGAGTAGCCGCTAAGAATAGCGTACAGGCGAGTCGAGCCTGCGAAACTCTGGCCACCCAGAAGGTTAATAGGGCGAAGCCCATACGGAGAATTGGTCGAAGCCATCTTCCGCTACCTTTCAATCTGAATGTTTTGATGAAGGTCCACAGGATTATTCCCGAGGACCACGGCCGAATGTTGTCCGCGAAGACCGCTCTGGGCGCAGAACGGGCATACGAGGATCACTCTCGCGCATAAGGTTGTTGTCCACGCTCTCCATCTGCTGCTGCGCCATATTCGCGTAATAGGCGGCGCGCTGACGCACCGTCTCTTCGGGAATCTTGCAGAGAAGAAGACCGCCAACTTCAACATTGCCCTTGAAGCGACTGTTGGAGTCGGCCACCAGCATCAGTTCAGGATGATCCTCTGCGCGACAAGGCACATAGCCCTCGCGGAACTGTCTGCTGACATTGGTGTTATCCGCAGCATTCATCATGGATGTGCGAATCCAGCGATAGACATACCCCGGTTCCGGCTTCGGATCAGGGAGGATTGAAGGAGGTGCCCAGGAGGTGGGGCGAATTTCGTGTTCGCGCGTCTCAAGTTCACGGGGTGTGCGGTCATCCATGACCGTAATCCTTCAAATACTGAGCAACGTATTGCTCGGGAGTTAAGCCGAAGCGGCGCGCCAGGGTAACCTGGGATGGGGTTAGCTGCACTTTGCGGGTGTTCTGTGCCGTCCGCGTGACGGGGGCAACCACCGTAGAAGGCTGACGCCGGGGCGCAGCCTCCGTTGTCCGACCGGTCGCAACTGGTTCCGGGTCAGATGAAGTAAAGTATTCCGAGAACCGGCGCTGCACGCGCTTGTTCAGCTCATCAAAATACTTGTCGCTTGTCGGGTCAATCTTATTGTCGCGGATCAGCACGTCGCTGACCGCATAAGCATAACCCGTCATTTCTTTCTCAAGCTCTGAGCCGCCTTCGAACCAAGGGTTCTTGTTTGCCCAGTCAACAACCTTTGCGTCAGGCTTCGGCTTCGGTTGAGGAATGTTGTACTCAGGCTCGGGCAAAGCGGCAGGCTGGTAGTTGGCATACCGATCATGCTCATTGACAAGGCGCTGAAGGCGCTCCTGATCCTCAATGAACTTTTCAGTTTCGCCCGCTTCCCAAGCTTCTTTCATCGACCGTTTGGTGGCGGTGATGTCAGTCTCTGCCCGGTTCTTCGCTTGGTTAACAGCAAACTGCTCATTGCTGCCAGCAAGCTGCCGGTACTTCTTATTCTCATCTGCCAGCATGTTGGCAAGACGAAGAGCTTCGTCCCGCTCCTTGGCGGCAGCCTCTTTGGCGCGGCGTTCGGAATGCGTCTTAAAGGATAGTTCCTTAATCCGCTTCTTTACGTCATCGCTATAGCGAGAAATCTCTGAATCGGCGACATTGATGTCGTCGTCGCTGGCTGTGAACTCGGGGGCAACCGGCCTGCCGCGATCAGCCTCTGGAGTGTCATCGACAATCTCGATTTCAAAATCGATATCATCATCTTTCTCTTTGTCGGTCATGCGCGCGCAACTCCACGAGGATCGTCAACTACAGCCTCAACCGTGTCGTCATTGATCAGCCGGAACTCCCGACCATGAATTTTGACGCGAGTGCCGCTATAGGCGCGAAACACAACCCAATCTCCAACCTTACACCACGGGCCGGTCGGAAACTTCTTCTCGTCCCCGTAAGCCATAGGTCCGGCCTTTAGAACAAAACCCACAACGGTTGCAAGGGTTTCGTTATTACGAACTTGTTCCGGCAGATAAACGCCGCCGTCTGTTTTCTCTTCAAGCTCGGGAAGGGCAATCAACAACTTGAAGCCAGAAGGATCAGGAAGCTGCTTTGCTCCTGTCACTTCTCCATCCGGCATTTTGATATCTACGTTTAGCATCTTAGTCCTTTGGCACACTGTTTGGGTCGTGTGATACCCGGCACCCACTATGGGCGATCAGTCTTCCTCGCTCAGCTTTTCAGCAAGATCGAGTAATTCTCTTTCAGCCTTGGCCAATCCCTCAATGATACCAGTGTGGTATTTGTAATCGGCCCAGTCTGACGCGCCGCCACCAGCAACATGGTCGGCGTGTTCGTTCATAATATCACGGAACTTCTTACGCAGATAATCAAACGAGTTGTCGGTAACGGGTTTCATGAACGACCCTTTAACAAATCTGCGCCAGTTCTCATAGCTTCAAGGTGAATCTTAGCGTTGCTTATGTCAAGGTTCTGGTCATTAACTTGTTTTTGCGACGAAGCTTTGATGCCAGCATTCATCCCAGCAATCCGTTCCTGAGATGCAATACGCTCCACTTCGATCTGCTGTTGCTGCTGACGAAGCTGCACATCAGCCTGATCCTTGGCTTGCTTGCGCTGCACCTCAGCCTGCTTGTTCTGCATGTCCATCATCTGCGCCTGGACTACAGGGTCTTCCATCTTTTGCTTGTTCTGCTGCTGTTGGGCTTCAGATTGATCCTTCTGAAGAAGACGCTCCGCCGCATCAGCAATAAGCTTAGAGAGGGCAACCTCGATATCTTCCGGCAGATGTTCGTCAGGGGGCGGAAGCTCAACACCAAGCTGCTTCTCAATCTCCCTACGGTATTGGAAGCCGATATGCTCAGCGATATGAGCCGCTGCCGCAGCCTGCATAGCCCCCGCTTGAGGAGATTGCCCAACAAGCTGCATGATCTTAGGGTCTTGCATAGCCGCCATATGAACTCTGATATGGGCTTCGTGGTCCTGATAAAGGAACGCTTTGACCGGCTTGCCGTTAAGGATAGCCATGTTTTCAGAGACTGGATCAACGGGCTTCTTATCCTTGTCAGAGGGAATGATCTTCCCAGGGTCTTGGATACCCAGCACAACAAGCATCTGCCGGTGAAGCTCTGGCAGATCGTACATCTGAGGCGCTTGCTGGGCTAGCTGGAGCGCCGCTTGATATTGTACCACACGTTGAGACAGAGACGCCGCATTCGGGTCTGTGACAGGAATAACATCGATCCGACCATCATAGTCTTTGGTCCGGGTTGCCCCAGGTTCAGTCTCGTAGTCGTACTCGCCTTCCATGTGGGTTTCGATGATATCCACAAGAAGGTCCAGCTCCTTCTTCATGGAGGCATGAAGCCGGGCCTGCACCGCAGACATGACCTTCATTGCCCTCTCCATGAGGGCCAGGGTGGTTCCTACCGGAGCTTGCTGGTTGGCATCACCAATCTGAAGATCGGCGATAGAAGCGAACCTACGGCCCTCCTCGACGAGGTTGCCCAGCAAAGATGCAAGGACTTGCGACGGCTCCTTGTAAGGCAGGAACGTAATGGAGTCTTTAATGGCTCCTGAAGGAACATCCACGTCGCGGAACTCGCCGGGCATCAGCGGCGTGCTGTCGCCCTTAATACGCAAGCCGCGCGCCTTAAGGCCAGCCGGTAGGTTAGACAGCGTGCCAGCATCAACAAGCTGGCGCAGGATGGATGTGGCGGATTTGGCGATACCACCAACCAGATGGATCAAGCCAAACGAATAGAAGCCAAACCCAGGGATGTAGTCATACTGAACGAAGTGCTGACGCTTCAGCTTCAGCTCGTCGTCTTGCTTCCAGTTGCGATAGACGGAGAGAACTTTTCCGGTGGATTTTTCAACCGTGACAACGTACGGCAGAGCAATGCCGGTTGGTTCCCCGTCCTTGCCCAAATCTTCATACCCAGGCAAATCCAGGTCAACGTGCATCTCAAGGAGGACATGGCGGTCATCGGTATCCGTTAGCTCTTCGCCAGAGAGTTTGTCTTTGATTCTCTGGATTTCGTTGCGGTCAGGCACGGGCGAGGAAAGATCAACGTCACGGTAGAAGCCCATGACTTGCAGCTTGCGGATTTCGTTGGGGTGCTTCCGCATGATCTGCGTGTAGCGGTTGGCGGTCTGGAGATCAGACGCGCCATAGGAAACAACAAAGTCTTCAGCAGGCACATAGACGGCAGCAGGGCGGCCAAGGGTCGGATCGAAGTAGACCTTCTTAAACGCCGCGCCCGACAGGGGCAAAGCGAACAGCATACGCTCATGCTCGCTGCGGTACTCAGACATCTTCTCGGTCATGAAGTAGTTCAGGTCATCCCTGACGCGCAGCGCCTGACGCTCACGCTCGGGAGATGTGCGGCCAACGATCTTGGTGCGCACAGGCCCGCCAGCGGGGAATGTCTCCATGATAGCCTGCGACTGAAAACGCACAGCGGCTTCAGAGAGAATGGGATGGAACACACCACACGCCCCAGGCCAGGGGCTTGAGCGGTCCTCAATCTTCAACCCAAGGAGGTCCAGGCCTTTCTTGTAGGTCTGCTCCCAGTCATTCCGCGAGTTGTTATCAGACTCGAAGTCATCCAGCAGATCACGTCCAAGCTCGCCTAGATCACGTTCATCCATATGCTCCGCGAGATTGTCGTCGAAGTCTGGCTCCATCATCTCAGAGAGTTCAGGGCCGAGGATGACAATGGCTCCACCATCTTCAGTGGCAAACGACACAGCGTCTGGATTGATGATCTCAATCTCCAGCCCAGGGCCGGTAGATTCACCAATTGCGTCAATAGCTTTGTCAACAGCCACGATTCGACCTTTCAATAATAATCCGCACGGTGGCGGGTAACTTTCTCATCTTCATCGTAGTCCGATGGTAAACGAACAAAGCCACCTTGCCTATATCTCATCAGAGCCATAATCACTGTATCAACAAAGTCGTCATGTGCGCCATTCGGAAATGAAGCGCATTCTTCAACAACTTCATCAGCCCAACGTGTTTCTGGGCACCACACCATGCCAGAGGCGAACATGTCAGTGATGCTGTTTGCCCGCATGATCTTGTCGCCAGACGCCCGCGTCGGAGTAAATTCAGATACTGGGATATCCATTTGCCTGAGTTCATGCACCAAAGGCAAGCCAGAAGCTTTGCCCTCAATCAAGAACGTGTCGGGCTGCCATTCATCGTATAGCTCTTTTGCCCTAGCTTTCAGCGCGGGGAATTCCATGCGTTCTTTGAAAGCATCAAGCAGGATGATGTTGCTCTTGGCTATGCCAGTATCATCTTCCTTATCGAAGATTCCCCAGACATTGAACGCGCTATAGTCAGAACGGTTATTCTTTGTAAACGCCGTGTCAGCGGTGATGATAACATATTCGCACGAAGGCGGGCTGTCCTTCTGCCAGCGCCTCCACCATTCTCTCTTGAGAATTGCCCCTTCCTCATTGGTGGGCTGCTGTTGGTACTGAGCATTCCATTTAGACGCGGGCAATTCAGACTTAAGGGCTTCAAGCGCTTCCTTGCTCCAGTATCCAGGCCAGATAGGATTGCCCGAAGGCAACAGCGCGGGGAGTTCAATAACCTCCCACTCAGATGTCCCATCCCGCTCCATGGAGCTTTGGATCAGTCTGCCCGTTAAGTCTCTCTTTGCCCAACGAGTCATGACGATGACGATACGAGCATCGGGCTGCAAACGCTGACGCGGCCCGGATGTGTACCAATCAAACACCTTGTCATACACAGAAGCATCGCCTAGCGCGGCGATAGCCTCCTGCTCGGTGTGAGGATCATCGATAATAAATAGATCAGCGCCCTTACCGGCGATAGCACCTCCAACGCCTACCGCGAAGTAAGCGCCCCCTTTGGAGGTGTTCCACCGACCAGCAGCCTTGGAATCCGACTGAAGCTTAACCTCACTAAAGATGTTCTTGTAATCTTCGCTGTCAATGGCGTTGCGGGTCTTGCGCCCGAAGCTAACTGCCAGCTCCGCAGTGTGCGTTGCCTGAATGATCTTCTTCTCAGGAAACCTACCCATGAACATGGCGGGCAACAAGAACGAGGCGAACTCAGACTTGGTGTGACGAGGCGGCATGTTGATAATCAGCCGCTTGCAATCACCGCTCATCACGCGGTCAAAGGCTTCAGCCATGATTTCATGGTGCGGACCTTGGATGAACCCAGGCCACATAGCCTTCACGAAGGGCAAGAACTTGGTCTTGGCAGCCTCACGCGCCTTGGCTTCCTCTAGCTCCTCTATGAGCTTCAGGAAGTCTCTCTGCTCATCCTTACTCATCAGAGCGAGCTTGGGCAGAATCGCAGAAAGGTCCATCTTACTCTCCAAAAAAGACCCCCTCCCTTTTTACGGGGAGGGGAAGTTGGTCGAAAGAACGACGAGGAGAGAACAACCGAAGAGAGTTGCCCCTGCCCTATACACCGGGCTTGGCTGGCGGCACAATATCTCTGTTCACCACAACAATACTCCGCGCGCGTCCGTAGCGGTATTGAATGAAGCCTCTATCAGACAAAGCGCACACGATCCTATGGACACTTCCCTTGGATGCGACGCCCATAAAGGCGGCAATCTCGCTGTAGCTGGGAGAATGCCCATTCTCAGCCAAGAATTTCCTGATGAAATCAAGAACTTGCTTCTGAAGCTTGGTCATTAGCGCCAATTTTCCTGCAATTTAACCAGCGCCTCTTTGGTTTTTTGCCCAAGAGATAGAACTGCGTTAAAATAATCGGAGTTTGCCCTAAGAAACTCAGCTTCGGAGTTGAAATTGGTCAATACGCTATACACTCTGTGAG